CAGGGTTCTATGATAGGGCGTGATGAAAAGAACGGTCCGCAGGGTGACGGCATTAACGAAGATGTAAGCTTTACACTTAATACCGTAGACAGACATGCTGTATATGCAATGACAACAGGTTCATATGCACAGGTGAGTAAAGAGAAAGCACCAACTTTGCTATCGAGAGATTATAAAGATGCAACCGTTGTTTCGCATCCGAGCTACGGCATAGGGCGTGATGCTTTTAACCAGGGTAAAAATGCTCTATACAAACCAACCATTGAAGAAGAATTGCAACCAACAATTGTTGCAAAGGGTCCCGGTGCTTTAGCTCATCCGGTTTCATTCTATCCACAGATGAAAGCTGAATGTCAATCTCCGAGAGAAGATATTTCAAATACTCTTGTGAACGGTACAAACCCGGGCTTTCAAAATGGTGTAGTTGAAACAAGCTATACAGTACGCAGGTTGACACCGACAGAGTGTGCAAGATTGCAGGGATTCCCTGATTGGTGGTGTTCTGATCTTGGAACAGAAGAACCTACTATGGATGAGTTAAAGCAATGGTATGAGATTTTTGAAACATACAGGAAGATTGCAGGGACCTCAAGTAAACCGAAATCTTTAAAGCAGATAACAAAGTGGCTTAAAAAACCACATTCGGATTCTGCAGAGTATAAGATGTGGGGTAACGGGGTTGCTCTGCCGTGTGTATACTTTGTGCTGTCGGGCATTGTGTGGTTTACACAAAACAACACATAATTCTTCTACATATTTATGCCTACACAATGCTTGATATATCAGGGGTTTAGAGGTAATATGTGACTACCAAAATAAAGGAGGTCATACATATGACAGTAAAGTACAACGTACCTGGTAGTAAAAGAAAAGAGCTTGCACAGACTATGGCAAATTGGTTGGGATGTAGTGTTAAATATAAAGGAGCACCGACTTTTGCCTATGAGGTAGATTATTTCACCATAGACAAGAACGGTGCTCTTTCATTTGACGACAGAGCAGACAGCGAGGTTATTGAAAGATTGCTTGAAATGCTGTACGATAACGGCTTTGAGGCAGAGTCATTGCCGGAGGCAGATAATACCGAAGTGGCAACAGAACCAAAAAGCAACGGTGTAGGTTTGATTATAACCATACCTTACTCAAAGGTTGGTGCAGGTAACTTATTACGATTGCTTGATGTTAAGGGAGCACTTATAAAAAAGGCACTTGAAATTGATAACCTGGAAATGGAATTCAGCGATGACAGTGTTACCTTCCTTTGGTTTGAAAACAAGGAACTTACACCCGAGGAGATAAAAGCATACACGGAATTTGTTTCTTTCCTTTGCCAAATGACAGCAAAGCAACAGAGGGTTACCTCAAGCGAAAAAACCGTGGAAAACGAAAAATACGCATTCAGATGCTTTCTTTTAAGGCTTGGCTTTATAGGAAATGAGTATAAACAGAGCAGAAAAATTCTACTTCGCAACCTGAACGGAAGTTCCGCATTCAAAAGCGGTAGTAAAAATGAAACGGAGGCAAGTGAAAATGCGTGACCCATTCTTTGAAAAAACAAACTGTGACCGCTGCCACGGTCTCTTGGGTTCGGTACGGCAACAGTCAATGTTTAACGAGGACTGCCTTTGTATGAAGTGTAAGGATGAGGAAAGAAAGCATCCGAAATACAGGGATGCGGTGGATGCTGACCATGCTGAAATACGCCGTGGTAATTACAATTTCAAAGGCATAGGATACCCCGGAAAATAGAGTGTAATATACACAATTTATGTACAGTTTTATTGTGTAGTAATCGTATTGATATATGTGCTTTTCAGAGTTAATATGTGTACTACCAAAAGGAAATACACACTTTGAAAAGGAGACAAAATACAATGTTTAACACAAAATTCGGAATTGAAATTGAGTTCACAGGAATTACAAGAAAAGAGGCAGCGGAGGTTGCAGCCGAACACCTTGGAGGCAGGGTTGAATTCACAGGTACATATTACAACACCTACACGGTTGTAACACCTGACGGTCGCAAATGGAAGTTCATGAGTGATGGAAGTATACGATGCCAAAAGAAAGAAAACCGCAGAAAGATTTTAGCGGACAGCAGTTACAGCGTAGAACTTGTAAGCCCCATTCTTACATACAGAGAGGACATTGAAAAACTGCAGGAGCTTGTAAGACAGCTAAGACACAAAGGAGCATTTGCAAACAGCTCCTGCGGAATACACATACACCTTGACGGTTCAAACCACGATGCAAGGAGCATCAGAAACTTCATAAACATCATTGCATCAAAGAACGACCTTTTCTACAAGGCACTTCAAATTAATCCGGACAGAGCAAGGTTCTGCAAGAAGATGGACAACCACCTGGTGGAAACCATGAACCGCAGAAGACCGAAGAACCTAAAAAAGATTGAGGACATTTGGTATGCAGGCTACGGCGATTCAAGACACACACATTACCACAGCAGCCGTTACCACTTCCTAAACCTACACAGCTTTTTTACAGGAAACCATACGGTTGAGCTTAGAGGTTTTAACAGCGAACTTCATGCAGGGAAGATAAGAAGCTACATTGTTCTTGCCCTTGCCCTTAACAACCAAGCACTTACACAAAAGAGTGCCTCCTCCAAAAAGCCACAGGTTGAAAATGAAAAATTCGCAATGCGAACATACCTGAACCGCATAGGCTTTATAGGGGACGAATTCAAAAACTGCAGGGAACACTTAACAGCAAACTTAAGCGGTTCGGCTGCATGGAGATTCGGTAACTAAAACCGAACCCAAACCTACTCGGACGGTTATGCCGTCCTTAAGGTGGTAGAAGGGTTCTTACCCTCAAAAACAAAAGGAGGAATTTTCTATGAAAACAAAAATTTATCTTGCTTACGGTTCGAATTTGAACCTGCAACAAATGAGTCGACGTTGCCCTTATGCATCGGTTCTTGGTACAACCACACTTGAAGGCTACGAGCTTTTATTCCGAGGCTACCATGAATCGGCGGTTGCAACGGTTGAACCTAAGGAGGGGTCAAGTGTTCCTGTACTGCTTTGGAAAACTACTGATTTTGATGAACTTTGCCTTGACCGATATGAGGGTTTTCCTCACCTTTACAGAAAGGAAAACATAAAGGTTGAGTTTGAAGGCAAAGAGGTGGAGGCTTACATTTACATCATGAATGACGGCAGACCCATAAACTCACCAAGCTGTAGTTATTACACCACCATTCGTGAGGGATACATTGACTGCGGTTTTGATATAAACTTTCTGAAAGAATCGGCATTAAAGTGTAAAAAATTCAAACTGTAAAATTCGAATAATATACACAGTTTCAAAGGCTCCTATTTGTGTAGTATATACCTTGATATATAGTGTGTTTAGAGGTAATATGTCACTACCGAAAGGGACAAGAACACATTTTTAGGAGGATTCTGAAATGAAAAAAATTGAAGCATTTGAAAAGGCAATTGAAAACAAGGTTCCAAACCTTAGAGAGGCAGGCATCAACCCCACATTGTTTTGGGCATACCGAAACCTTGAAGATACAGGGAACGATAAAATCGACTTCAACGAGGTCATTTGGGAACACGAAATTGAGGACATTGCAAACTGCCTAAAAGAAAACGGCATTACAGAGTTCACAATTTCAAGCACATTCTCAAGCCTCATTGAAACCCTTGCAGAATTCCAAAAACACGGCTTTCAGATGGCAGGGCTTACAGAAGTGAACGCAAGATATACAGAGGTTGGTTCAAACGAAAAGAAACGCATTCCTGCAATCAGAATGTTGAGTATATAAGGAGGGCACGGAAATGAGGGAATTCACTACCATTGAAAAGCTTGCTCTTGCTGCATCTCCAAGCTACGATGCAATCGTTAGGTACAAAGGTTTTGTGTGCCTTGCAACTATTAACTACAAAGGTACATACGATGCACAGGTTTATGAATATATTGATGAACCTGAAACAGAGTTTGCTGAAATTGAATGTCGTTTGAGTTTGCAGTCAAAAGCAAAGCAGACCTTTAAAGATAGTGGAGAGGCAATCAAATGGTGCTTTGAAACAATAGAAAAATAAACAAAATACTGAACGGAGCCTGTTGGCTCTGTTCCTCGTTACAGAAAAGACCTGCACAGGTCTTATTTTTATGCCCAAAGGAGGTGGTTGAAGTGAGGAAACTGAAAAGGTACAAGCCTACAAGGTTTATGGCAAAGGACTCGTACTACGATAAAAATTCGGCAGATTATGCTGTGAGCTTTATTGAGTGCCTTAGCCATACAAAGGGAACATGGGCAGGTAAACCCTTTGAACTTATAGATTGGCAAGAGCAAATAATACGGGATATATTCGGAACGCTAAAGCCAAACGGATATCGGCAATTTAACACCGCCTACATTGAAATACCAAAGAAGATGGGTAAATCGGAGCTTGCTGCTGCGGTTGCCCTTTTGTTATGTTGTGGTGACGGTGAGGAACGTGCAGAGGTTTACGGCTGTGCTGCCGACAGACAGCAGGCATCAATTGTATTTGAAGTAGCAGCCGATATGGTAAAGATGTGTCCTGCACTTGCAAAGAGGGTAAAAATACTATCATCACAGAAAAGAATTGTGTATATACCTACAAATAGCTTTTACCAGGTACTTTCTGCAGAGGCGTATTCCAAGCACGGCTTTAATATACATGGTGTTGTTTTTGATGAGTTGCATACCCAACCGAACAGAAAGCTGTTTGATGTAATGACAAAGGGCTCCGGTGATGCGAGAATGCAACCACTGTATTTCCTTATAACCACCGCCGGAACCGATACACATTCCATATGCTATGAAACACACCAAAAGGCAAAGGATATAATTGAGGGTAGAAAAATAGACCCTACGTTTTATCCCGTTATATACGGTGCTGATGAAGCTGATGATTGGACTGATCCGATGGTGTGGAAGAAAGCAAATCCATCTCTTGGTGTTACCGTAGGTATAGATAAAGTTCATGCAGCTTGTGAATCTGCAAAGCAGAATCCTGCAGAGGAGAATGCATTCAGACAGCTAAGACTTAACCAGTGGGTTAAACAGTCAGTACGATGGATGCCTATGGAAAAATGGGACAACTGTGATTTTAGCGTAGATGAAGAAGAACTGTACGGCAGAGTATGTTATGGAGGTCTTGACCTTTCATCCTCAACTGATATAACGGCATTTGTACTTGTTTTTCCTCCAAGGGATGAAAGTGAAAAATATGTAGTGTTACCATATTTTTGGATTCCAGAAGAAAATATCGACCTCCGAGTCCGGCGAGACCATGTTCCCTATGACCTGTGGGAAAGACAGGGTGTGTTAAAATCTACGGAGGGTAATGTAATTCATTATGGTTACATAGAGAGGTTTATAGAATCCCTTGGAGAAAAATTTAATATCCGAGAGATTGCATTTGACCGTTGGGGAGCTGTGCAGATGGTTCAGAACCTTGAAGGTATGGGATTTACGGTTGTTCCTTTCGGTCAGGGTTTTAAGGATATGTCACCGCCTACAAAGGAACTTATGAAGCTTGTTTTGGAACAGAGAATTGCCCACGGCGGACATCCTGTACTGCGTTGGATGATGGATAACATATACATCCGAACAGACCCGGCAGGAAATATAAAGCCTGATAAGGAAAAATCAACAGAAAAGATTGACGGTGCTGTTGCAACTATTATGGCTCTTGACCGTGCAATCCGTTGTGGCAATGATACAACAGAGAGTGTGTATGATGAAAGAGGGCTGCTGTTTATTTAGTTATATGAATAATCACTTTAGAATGATGTATAATACTGTTTAAATAGAAATATGCAAAAGTTGCGTAAAATATTTTGAAAAAATACGCAAAAATTGCGTATTGCTATTGCGTATTTCATTTTTGTGTGGTATAATCGTTATCGAGGTGATGGATTTTGACACTTAAAGAGCTGCGTAAAAAACATAAATTGACACAAGTTGAATGTGCGAAATATCTTGGAATACCTGTTCGCACTTATCAAAACTATGAAACCGATGAAACAAAGGTTGATTCTATAAAGTATGCATATATGTTTCAAAAGTTACAGGAATATGGCTTTATTGATGAAACACATGGCATTTTATCGGTTGAGCAGATTACGGATATATGTAATAACATATTTAATAGTCTGGAGGTAGAGTATTGTTATCTTTTCGGTTCCTATGCGAAAGGCAATGCTACTGAAACAAGTGATGTTGACCTTTTGATATCAACACCTATATCGGGAATGGGATTCTATGATTTGGTTGAAACCATCCGCGAAGGATTAAAAAAGAATGTTGATGTATTAAACAAAGAACAACTTAATGAAAACCCGAATTTGATAAATGAGATACTTAAGGATGGTGTAAAGATATATGGATAACAAAAAAGATAACAAATACTATGTAAATAAAATTATTACCGACTTGAATTTTATTCTTGAGCATACTGAAGGTTTGACAAAAGAAGATCTTGAAAATAATGAAGTACTTTTAGATTCCGTTATGTTCAGGCTTATACAGGTTTCGGAAAATTCAGATAAGTTAACCGATGAATTTAAGGATAATTGCAAATCCATTCCGTGGAGGGCTGTTAAAGGTATGAGAAACCGCATTGTTCATGAATATGGTAATGTTGATTTAGGTGTGGTATATGATACTCTTAAAAATGACATTCCCGGTCTTGTAAATGAACTCAAGAATATAGAATTCTAATATAAATATAAAATTGATTTTAAGCATCTATCAAATGATAGGTGCTTTTCTTATGCCCATTTTTAAGGAAGGTGATGTTTGTGGGTATTTTAAAAAGCATATTCCGTTCAAGAGATAAACCGCAAAACAGAACGGTAGGAAGTAGTTATGCTTTCTTTATGGGTGGTTCCACATCCGGCAAGCCTGTAAATGAAAGGTCGGCAATGCAGATGACTGCAGTGTATTCCTGTGTAAGAATACTGGCTGAAGCGATTGCAGGACTGCCGTTGCATGTATACAAATACACGGAAACAGGTGGTAAGGAAAAAGCACCTGACCATCCGCTGTATTTACTGTTGCATGATGAACCGAACCCTGAAATGAGTTCTTTTGTTTTCAGAGAAACCCTTATGACACATCTGCTTTTATGGGGTAATGCATATGCACAGATTATTCGAAACGGCAAGGGTGAGGTTGTTGCTCTTTATCCTTTGATGCCAAACAAAATGACCGTAGACAGAGATGCAGACGGCAAGATTTACTACACTTACCTTCGTGCAACAGAAGAAGCTCATACAATGGAAGGTGCATCAGTAAGGTTAGAGTCTTGTGATGTATTGCATATTCCGGGACTTGGTTTTGATGGTCTTGTAGGTTATTCACCAATTGCTATGGCAAAGAATGCAATAGGTATGGCAATAGCCTGTGAGGAGTTTGGTGCCAAGTTCTTTGCTAACGGTGCTGCACCAAGCGGTGTACTTGAACATCCCGGCACCCTGAAGGACCCCGGAAAGATAAGAGATGCCTGGCAGAGCCAATTTGGAGGTTCTTCAAATTCCGGTAAGGTAGCCGTTTTGGAAGAGGGCATGAAGTACACACCGATTTCCATATCCCCGGAACAGGCACAGTTTTTAGAAACAAGAAAATTTCAAATAAATGAGATAGCTCGAATTTTCAGAGTACCACCGCATATGGTTGGTGACCTTGAAAAGTCGAGCTTTTCTAATATAGAGCAACAGTCTTTAGAGTTTGTAAAATACACCCTTGACCCATGGGTTATTCGTTGGGAGCAGTCTATGGCACGTGCCTTGCTTACCTTTGATGAAAAGAAGGAGTATTTTATCAAATTTAATCTTGAAGGTCTGCTCCGTGGTGATTACCAGAGCAGAATGAACGGTTACGCCATAGCAAGGCAGAACGGTTGGATGAGTACTAATGACATCCGAGAACTTGAAAATCTTGACCGTATACCAAAGGAGCTGGGCGGTGACCTGTATTTAATTAACGGCAATATGCTTCCGCTCAGGTCAGCAGGAGCGTTTGCAAATATCGACAATGATAAGGAGGCAACTGAAGAAAATGAAGAAGTTCTGGAATTGGACGAACAACGAGGACAGCCAAATGAGGACACTTCACCTGAACGGAACAATCGCAGAGGAAAGTTGGTTTGATGACGATGTTACTCCACAGCTTTTTAATGACGAACTCTGTGCAGGGGATGGAGATGTGACTGTTTGGATTAATTCTCCCGGTGGTGACTGTGTTGCTGCAGCACAGATATATAACATGCTGAAGGAGTATAGCGGTAATGTAACAATTAAAATTGACGGCATTGCAGCATCTGCGGCATCCGTTATTGCTATGGCAGGTAATACAGTATTAATGTCACCTGTTTCAATGCTTATGATACATAACCCTGCAACTTTAGCTTTTGGTGATGCCGGAGAAATGCAAAAAGCAAAGGATATGCTTGATGAAGTTAAGGAATCTATCATAAATGCATATCAGCTTAAGACAGGTATGTCAAGGGCGAAGATATCTCACCTTATGGATTCCGAAACATGGATGAATGCATATAAGGCTGTGGAACTTGGCTTTGCAGATGACATCCTTTTTAAGAATGCAAAAGAGGATGATGAGGAAGAAACCGAAGAACTTGAGCTTGGTGAAGAAGGTGATGAGCCGGAGGAGGGTGCTGAAGAACCTGCAGTGGACCCAACCGAAAAACCGACTGAGGAACCTACCGAAGAGGGTGAGGAAGATGAAGAAAAAAAGAAAGATACTCCCAAACAGAAGGTGGGAGCTATGCTTTTCTCCCGTAAAACAGCTGACAATGCATTGATGACAAAGCTTTCAAAACATTACAAAACTACAAATACCAAAAAAGAAGGACGCTCTATTGATGAACTTATGGAGCGACTTAATCTTTTAAAAAGATAAATTTAAGGAGGAATAACATTATGACAATTATTGAACTGCGTAACAAAAGAGCTAAGGCTTTTGAGGCTGCTAAAGCATTCCTTGAAGCACACAGTAACGGTGACGGCATTCTTTCTGCCGAGGATGCTGCTACCTATGATGACATGGAAAAAAGCATCAAAAAGTACGATGAGGCTATTGGCAGAATGGAAAGACTTGAGGCTATGGATGCGGAGCTTTCAAAACCTGTAAACACACCTATTACAGAAAAACCTGCGGCAAGAACTGACGGTGCAAAAACAGGACGTTCATCTGAAGCCTACAAGACTGCGTTCTGGAACCTTACAAGAGCAAAGGGTGGTGTTTCTTATGAAGTAAGAAATGCTCTCCAGGAAGGTGTAGACAGTGAAGGCGGTTACCTTGTACCCGATGAGTTTGAACACACACTTGTTCAGTCACTTTCAGAAGACAACATTGTTCGTGAACACGCTCATGTATTTACTACAAACAGCGGTAGTCATAAAATCCCTATCGTAACAGAAAAGGGTACTGCTGCATGGATTGATGAAGAAGGTGCAATTCCTGAAGGTGACGACAAATTCGGTCAGCAGCAGATTGGTGCTCATAAGGTAGGAACAATCATTAAGGTTTCCGAGGAACTTCTTAATGACTCTGCATTTGACCTTGAGAGCTACTTTGCATCTGAGTTTGCAAGAAGAATTGGTGATAAAGAGGAAGAAGCCTTCTTCACAGGTAACGGTGAAAGTAAGCCTCTTGGCATCCTTGCCGATGAAGGCGGTGCAGAGGTTGGTTTGACCTCCGCTGCATCTAATGCAATTACTGCAGATGAAATTGTTGACTTGTTCTATAGCCTTAAGGCACCATACCGTAAGAACGCTATCTGGGTGCTTAACGACTCTACAGTTGCTGCAGTAAGAAAACTTAAGGCATCTACAGGTGAGTATTTGTGGCAGCCTGCACTTCACGAAGGCGGTCATGAAACACTTCTTGGTAAGAAGATATATACTTCACCATTTGTGCCTGAACTTGCAGCAGGTTCAAAGTCTATTGTTTTCGGTAACTTCTCATATTACTGGATTGGTGACCGTCAGGGTATTACCTTCCGTAGACTTAATGAACGTTATGCGGAAACCGGACAGGTTGGTTTCCTTGCAACAAAGAGACTTGACGGTAAGTTGCTGTTGCCCGAAGCAATTAAGGTTCTTCAGCAGAAAGCGTAAGGTGATGCTTTATGAAGATTAAGATTTTAAAAGGCTGTAGCGGTCGTAACTTTTCATACGGTGTAGATCAGGTTGTGGAGGTTACCGAGGAAATCGGAAAAGACCTTGTAGAAGGTAAGCTTGCTGAAGAGATAAAGACCACACCTGCCAAGACAAAGGCAGGTGCAAAGCCTGATGCTAAAGATTGATGAAGTAAAGGAATTTTTAAGGTTAGACACCGATGCGGAGGATGGATATATTTCCATCCTCATTATTCTCGCAAAAGAGATGTGCGAGAATTATTTGCGTAAGGAGATACCTTCCGAACCCATAGAGAGCATAAAGCAAGCACAGCTTCTTATTGTAGGTCATTTTTACGAATACAGAGACGGTACTCCTGTTCCAAAAGCTGTGTACCGTCTTTTGGATGCGTACAGAAATGAGGTGTTTTAATGAACTTCTCGAAGTTAAGACACCGGGTAATATTCCTACGACCCACAGATATAGCAACAAATGCTATGGGTGAAACTGTTCCAAGGTACAAACCCTTTAAACCATGCACATCAATGCCACTTCAAGTTGATGAGGATAAGGTGTACATGACTTATGACAATGACGGCAATGCAGTTCTTGAATATATAGACGGAAAGCCTTATGCACATAAGGTTGCCCTTAAAAAGTATTCTGTTGCTGCACTTGTTGTTCCCATGAGTGGAAGGGAATATGAGGAGAGTCAAAAGCTCCGTACAGAAACAACATATAAGATTTCTACACGGTTCTTTCCGGGCATTACACCTGACTTGCGAATTCTGTATGACAATCGTGAATTTGAAATAGTATCTGTTCTTGACCTTAACGGCAGACATAGTGAGCTTCAGATTGTTGCGGCTGAAAAGAACAGAACCACAGCACAAACTTTTGACGGAGATGATTTCGATGGCTAAAGATGACGGTACCTTTGGTTTTGAGGATTTGCAAAAGGCTTTTAATCGAATAGAACAAAAGTATCCGAACAAGACTGATGCTATGCTTATGGCTATGACACGTGTAGCCGCAAACCGTACCAAGGGCAAGACACCCGTAGGTAAAACCAAAAAACTGAAATCGACCTGGAGAAGTAAAAAGCCTAAGGTATACGGTAAGGTTCGTGTTGGTCGTATGCAATCTGCATCCCGTTATGCCCATCTTGTAGAGGATGGACATGAAATTGTATCCGGTGGTAAGGGTAGTAAGAATGGTCGCAAACTTAATGTTCTGCAAAGAGCAGTCCGTGGTGTTAAATCCGGCGGACGAACAAAAGGTCATAAGATGATTGAATCTACCATGAAAGACATCGAAAGTACATTTGATAAGTCGGCAGAGAAGCTCCTTGCCGACCTTGTAAGTGAGGTTGAACTATGATTGAAATAAAAGATATACAAACTGCAGTTGCAGAGACTTTAAAAAACAACGGTTATACAGTAATTGCCTCGGAGGTGAAGGAGGGCTTTCAAAAGCCCTGTTGCTTTGTGGAGGTAATGCCTGTGAGCGTTGCACATGAAAATCAAAACTATGAGCATGTAACTGACGGTGTGGAAATAACGTATTTGCCTGCCATTGAAACAAAAGAGGAACTGATAAACACAGCTGAAGCATTTAAGCAAATTTTTTTATACACTCCTATAAAGGTTAAAGATAGATTTTTGTCAGTTAATGAAATTAACTTTGACACAGACAAGGCAGCACTTCTTGTGGACTTCGAGCTTGAATTCTTACAGGAAGTAATTCGAAAAACAGAGGAACTGCCAAAGGCTGAATATATATTTGAAAGCGTGGTGAAGGGTGGTCATGGGACTTCCGAAAATACTAATTGAATTCAAAACCCTCGCTGACACTATCATACAAAGAAGTGAGCGAGGTATTGTTGCTATTATATTAAAAGATAACAGCAACAACACAGAATCATACACATACACACAGGAAAAGGATATAGTTAAGAGTCATTACACAGCTACCAACCTTGCATATTTATCTCTTGTGTTTAAGGGCAATCCGTCAAAGGTACTTGTTGAACGCATCAATGCTGATGTTGATATAAGCACAGCACTTGAGAGACTTAAAAACAAGCAGTGGTATTACCTTACGGTTCCGCAGATTACGGCTGAAGAAATCGATACCGTAAGTCAGTACATTATAGAAATGCGTACACAGTATCATAAGACATTTAAAGCTGTACTTCCCAACTGTCCTGCAGGTCATGAAGGCGTTATAAACTTTGCAACAGATAATATGAAGGTTGGAACAAAGGTGTACAGCACAGCAGAATACAGTGCAAGAATTGCAGGTATCCTTGCCGGACTTCCCCTTAACCGAAGCTGTACATATTACACTCTTGGTGAGGTTGAAAGCATTACCGAGAGTGTAACACCCGATGAAGATATTGATAACGGTAAACTTATTCTTATCAATGACGGCACTAAAATCAAGATTGCAAGAGGTGTAAATTCTCTTGTAAAATTTGATGAAAACAAGGGTAAGGACTTTGCAAAGATTAAGATTGTAGAGGCTGTGGATATGATTCGTGATGATATCCGAAGTACCTTTGAAGACGGTTATGTTGGTAAGGTTGAAAACTCTTATGACAACAAGGTTGTGTTTATTGCTGCCGTAAATAAATACTTCAAAGACCTTGCAAGCAGAGGTGTATTGTATGATCAGTTTGACAACAAGGCTGATATTGACATTGAAGCTACCAGAGATTGGTTGGTTCAGTCAAAGGATATATCAGAATGGGATGACGAACAGATAAAGATGGCAAACACAGGTACCTATGTGTTTGTAAAAGCAAACATTCAAATTCAGGATGCAATTGAGGATTTGAATTTCAAAATTTACATTGAATAGGGGGTAGAAGAGTATGGCAGTAAAACCTACAGCACCAAAGGTTATGAATGGCAAATGGGGTATGGTATACATTGACGGTGAGCCTGTATATGAAACCGACTCATATGAAGCTAAGGTAAAGATTGAACGTGAAGATGTTGACTTTGTTATGCAGATGACAAAGGATTCTAAAATGGTAGGTCTTACCGGAGAATGGAGTATGAAGGTTAAAAAGGTGTTCTCTCGTGGTGCAGAGCTTCTTTCTGAAAAAATCAAGAAGGGACAGGATGTCCGTATTCAGATTATTTCAAAGCTTGATGACCCTGATGCATACGGAAGTGAACGCCTTGTTGTTGAAAACGCATGGTTTAATGAGCTTACACTTCAAAAATTCGAAAACTCCAAAATGCTTGACGAAGAATATAGCGGTGGTTTCACCGATTATTACTTCCCTGATTTGGTGAAGGTAAGGTAGTTTAAGATATAAACTCTCGGTTGATACCGGAGCTTAAACCACGAGTTAAAACTTAAACCGTAACAAAGCTGCACTTGTTGTAGCTTTTTTTATTTTACTAAAAAAAGAAAGGAAGATTTTGTTATGAATAAGAATACAAAAATTACTTTACAGGAGCTTATACGAAGAAAGGAACAGATGCTTGAAAGCAAGAAAACGCCCAAGAAAGCGGAACTTTTCATCAAGTCCCTTGACGGTACCATTACCATTGAAAGTCCAACTGCAGCACTTGCACGTGATGCACAGGAGATGGACAACGGTGATGCGTATGTGGTGTATTCCTGCGTAACAGAGCCGTGTTTAAAATCAAAAGAGTTACAGACAGAATTCGGCTGTGTGGACCCCATGGAGATTGTTGATATGATATTCGATCCCGGTGAAATTCCGCAGATAGCCATGGAATGTTTGAAACTTGCCGGATATGTAGACGGCGTTAAGGTGGTAAATGATATAAAAAACTAATAAGAGGTGACGGAGAACTTTCAATGCTCTGTCACTTCTTAAACCGTGGTATTGTTCCGGATAAGATATTAAACCTCCCACTGACAGAACGACTGTTTTATAAATGCTGTCATGAAATATATGTGGAGGATGAATATGAGAAATACAAGGCGTTAACTGGTGGTGATGGCTAATGGCAAAAAAGAACATTGGTGCAACGCTTTCAATAAAAGACGGTAACTTTACTACAGGAATCAAGAATGCCATAACAGGAACAAAGAATCTTAAAACCCATACAACAAATGCAACAGGCAGTTTGAAAAAGATGGGTTCACAAAGTAAACTGACCGGAGACACTTTAGGTGGGTTAGTAAAAAAAGTTTCAGGTGTTATTGCGGCTTATGCCGGGTTCAGAAAAATTGTAGACTTTACAAAGCAATGTATAAGCGCATGTGATACACAGGTGAAAGCAGAAGCACGACTTGAACAACTTATGATGAATGTTAAGGGGACAACCCTTGCAAATGTAGATGCAATGAAAAAATATGCAAGCGAACTGCAGGGTGTAACTACTGTTGGTGATGAGGCTACAATACAAGGTGCATCACAGCTTGCAACATTCCAGTTACAGAGTGATACTATAAAGACATTATTACCATCACTTCAAGATCTTGCTGTTTCGCAGTACGGTGTATCCGTTTCCGGTGACCAGATGCAACAGATGGCAAATCTTATGGGTAAAGTTATGACCGGTAATGTGGGTGCTCTTACCCGTTACGGCGTAACACTTGATGATACACAGAAGAAAATTCTCGCAAACGGAAACGAGAGTGAACGAGCCGCTATGCTCGTTGAGGTTTTGGGACAAAACTTCGGCGGGCTATCAGAGGCTATGGCAAATACCCCGGAAGGTAAAATTATACAGGTTAAAAATGCCTGGGGTGATATGCAGGAGGTTATCGGTGCAAAACTATATCCTGTTTTGACTACTGCATTTGGTTATGTTGCAAGTGCAATGCCTACGATACAGAATATGGTTGTTTCAGCGATTGATGCAGTTTCTGTACCTCTTGTGTGGATTAAGGACAATGTACTTCCACCGTTAATAACAGCTTTTCAGGCAGTAGGCTCCTTTGGTGTCTCTGCTTTTAATAATATAAAAGGTGCAGCAGTTGCCAATGCAGATAAATTCGCAGGTGTATTGAGAATACTTGATACTCTTAAAAATGCATTGTTTGCTGCATTTGAATTTTGTAAGCCTGCTCTTAATTGGGTTAAGGATGTAGGGTTGCCTCTTGTTGTTAATGCCCTTGCAGGTGTTGTAGCAGGTGCTGAAGCGGTATTTAATTTCTTTGTAAATAACTGGAACCTCATAGGTCCTATAATTGCGGGTATTGCAGGTGCAATTCTTGTATATAAAGCAGCTGTGCTTGCAATCAATGTTGTTCAAAAAGCCTGGGCAGTAATACAGGGTATCTGTACAACTGTTCAGTGGGCATTGAATGCTGCTATGAGTGCAAACCCTGTAGGTATTATTATTGTTGCCATAGGTGCCCTTATTGCTATAGGTGTAGCACTTTGGATGAATTGGGACAAGGTTTGTGCGTGGTGCAAACAGGCATTTCAGGCTGTTGCCGATTTCTTTGTGTCTATAGGAACATCTATAGGCTCGTTTTTTTCGAATATGTGGTCGGGAATATCTAATACCGTTATGTCTGTATGGAACGGCATAACCGGATTTCTGTCGTCTGCTTGGAATACGATTTCATCAGCCTGCACTTCAGTCTTTACCGGGATTGGGAATGCAATTTCTAATGTTTGGAATGGTATTGTAAATACGGTTAAGGGTGCGATTAACGGCATAATTTCGGGCATCAACTCTATGATAAGAGGTGCGGTAAGTGGCATCAATGCCCTCATAAATGGCGTAAACAAAGTTACCGGTACAATTGGTATTCCGGCAATACCTACATTTACGGCTCCGCAGATACCTTTACTTGCAAAAGGTGGTGTTATCCGTACAGAAGGTATGGCCATTGTTGGTGAAAAGGGCCCTGAAATGCTTACCCTGCCAAGAGGTGCACAGGTTACTCCTCTTGTAAACAGAGGAATACAGAAATCAGAGAACCATTTTAACATCAATATTTATGCAGACGGTAAGTCGGTGGATGACATTATAAACGAGCTTATACCAAAGCTTAAGCTTGCACTTTCAAATCTGTAAAGGAGGCAGACAAATGGATATTTATTTAAGTGTGAACAACCGTGAACAGGTACTCCG